AGGAGAACCACATTAGCTGCGTGCGTGATGGTATCCTTGAAGATTGGGCGGCAGAACGCAAAAGCCGAAAGCGAATCTATCAGATTGTGCAAGTAACAGAAGCCTAGTGCTCTATAGATAACCCTTGCAATCAGGGGTTATCAGTGGCAGCATTAGCCAAACATAACACAACAACGACGGAGAATGTCAAATGAAACTTAGACAATACGGATCAAACCAAACTGAACTCAGCCTGATATGTGGCGCTGTGGTATTCTTCAGCTATGAGACACCAGTAGCGGCACTACTGCCCTCTGGTCGATACATTCGCACAGAGAAGAAATGGTCGGTAACTACCAACAAGCACATCAACAAGTGGCTAACAGGTGTTACTTCGCCAGTGGAACAAGTGCCACAGGAAGAACTGCACAGACTAGTGGGGGACGTGTAAACATGAGAACATTACAGGAAAAACGAAAGTTACGACGACAGCGTAGACGACGCAATGAGATACTGGACGGAATATTAATGGGTTCAGCTATGGCAATGCCTGCAATATTTCTCTGGCTTGGTATTGTGTTTGCGTTTATGATTCAATCTGGCATATAGGAAACAGGAAACATGAGAAAGTTACAGCTAACACGAGTCGATGGCATCTGGACGCTAAAGGAAAATGGACGTATCAAACTCACGCACTCCAGCTACAATGAGATTTGCAGAGGCATCAACTCACTATTGCGAGCATACGAGGAGCACAGGGTACAGCATCAACTGGAGGTTACTGCACAATGACAGACGAACAGGAGCACACTAGCGACGAACTGGAGGAGCTACCCTTCTGGAAGGCAGCACTTGCGTTCATCGGTGGGTTTATAGTAGGATCAATTATAGGAGCATAGGACAATGAAAGACGAGATAGATATTTTTATAGACTCTGCATTTGTGTGGAGTGAATGGGAAGGCAGAGATTTGCTAGCAGTAGACAAGCACCAGTTTGAGAGGGCATTGCGTGATTTGCTAGCCAGAGCACGTGCAGGAGAATCATTCGAGACAACAGGAGACGAGACATGAGCGCAGTAGATGGCATTTGCCTGCACCAGATTACAGGTGCACTAGAGAAGATCAAAAAGAGTATCGAAATGGATTTGCAAGTGGTTGACACCGCTGCCGACTGGTCTATCATGTGGAGACATATGGAAGAAGTCGAACAATTGATCGAAGACATAAACAACGCATAGGAGCGCACACAATGGATTTATTCAACACACTAGGGCATGCTCTGGGTAACATCGACGTAGCACGAGAGCGTGCGGATGCAGCAGAGATAGACAGACTGCACGAGGCAGACGACAGCGAACCAGAGAACTATGTGGTCACTGTTGAGCTAATCGTCTCTGCTGTATCTGAGAATGACGCAAAAAGTATTGCGCACGATATACTTGACGTGGCAGTGATGGATAATGCAGAATTGCTAGACACGGACATACTGGAAGCAATAGACGCATGAACATCTTTTACCTTGACACGTGCCCAATACGGGCAGCACAGCAGCAGTGTGACAAGCACGTGGTTAAAATGATCCTAGAGAGCGCACAAATGCTCTCTACGGCTCACCACGAGTTCGGTAGTGAGCGTGCAGTGTACAAAAGCACACACAAGAACCACCCCAGCACTGTATGGGCTAGAGAGTGCACCAGCAACTACCGTTGGCTGTACGAGCATATGATAGCTCTAGGCGACGAGTACACCAAACGCTATGGGAAGGTACACTTGTCCATAGAAAAGTGCAGAGAGGTGCTGAGAGAGCCACCAGAGGGCATGCTATGGAATATAGGGCACACACCACCACCACAGTGCATGCCTGACGAATACAAGAGAGAGGACGCAATCGAAGCCTATCGCTTGTATTACATCAGCAAAGCAGATACAATAGACATGCGCTGGACTAACGCCAGTTTAGAGTTTTTCACAATACAACAGGAGCAGGCAGCATGAGTGATTCATACAGCTATGATGAGGACATGACAGACCCTAACGACACACTAGACCCATTTGATCTGATGATACGTGTTCTGGTGGACTACAAACTGAACGCATGCAGCGTACAGGAGATGCTAGCTATGGCAGCGTCATGGATGACACAAGATCTGGAGAACAGGACGATAACGGAAGTGCAGCAACTGCACGATGGATTATTCGCAGCACAGGAGCTACACTGATGAGATGCAGAGCATGCAACGCACTACTGGAAGACCACGAGTTAAAGCGTAAGGACAGAGTGTCCGATGAGTTTCTTGACTTGTGCGACGAGTGCTTACACGAGTCTAACGAGGCTATTTTTCAACAGGAGGAGCCAGAATATAAAGCATATGTGCAAACAGAGCTTGCGTTATGAGGGCGCAGGGTGTATAATACTAGTGTATAGACAAAAAAACTATACACAATTGTTCAATCGCTACATACAGGAGAACTATAGATGGCGGTAATTGAAGGCAAAGCAATGTTCGTTAACATCAAAGAGACCGAAGTGTACGAAGGCAAGGACACTGGTCGGTATACTGTGACGCTGACTCTCAACGATGAGACCAGCAACGAACTGTCGAGCAAGGGTGTTCGCTTGAAGTCATATGGCGAGGGTTCCGATGCTATCTTGCAGCGTAAGTTTGCTAGCAAGTATCCGGTGCGTGTCATAGACGCAGAGGGTGAGCCTATCGCAGGTGACGTTCCTTCTGGCTCCACAGTGCGCATATCGTACAAGTACGGGAATGAGCACCCAGTGTACGGTGTGCCTGTGTACATGGACGGTATTCGCGTGTTGGAGATGGGAGCCGCAGGCGTTGACTCAGCACTCTAAATTCGTCGGACATGAGCCGTGCGACAAGTGTGGCTCCTCCGATGCTAAGGCAGTCTATAGTGACGGGGGAAGCTATTGCTTCTCCTGTTACGCCGTAGGCAGACCCATGGACAAACCTATGGCAGAACCTACGCCATTGAGGAGAAAATTGGAAGTAACCGGAGTCATTGCCGATATTCCTGACAGACGTATCAGCCAGAACACGTGCAAAAAGTACGGAGTGACGGTTGAGTATGACTCGCAGGGTAAAATATCGAAGCACATCTATCCCTATCACGCCAGCGATGCCGATGAGATCAAGGGCACCAAAGTACGCCTAGTGAGAAACAAAGACTTCTTTGTCACTGGTAGCGTCGAGGGTGTCGGCTTGTTCGGTCAGCAGGTGTGCAAGGGCCGTGGTAAGTACCTGACGATCACTGAGGGTGAGCTAGACTGCCTGTCGGTCTCTGAGATGGTTGGTGGCAAGTATGACGTAGTGTCTCTACGCTCTGGTGCCTCCGCAGCCGCTAAGGAGATCAAGGAGCAGCTAGAGTGGCTGGAGGGCTATGAGAATGTCGTGTTGTGCTTTGACAACGACAAGGCCGGACAGCAAGCCGTTGAGGAAGTCAAGGATCTATTTAGCCCTAACAAGCTGAGAATCGTTAAGCTGCCGATGAAGGACGCTAGCGACATGCTACAGGCTAACAAGATCAAAGACTTCACCAGCGCATGGTGGGACGCTAGAGTCTACCAGCCCGATGGCATCATCAGCGGTAGGGACACATGGGAAGCACTCACCAGCAAGATCAAGGTGCAGAGCATTCCGTACCCATGGCAAGGGCTGAACACCCACACCAAGGGCTTTCGTCCCTACGAACTGGTGACCATCACTAGTGGCTCCGGTATGGGCAAGAGTCAGATGATACGTGAGCTAGAGTACTACCTGCTCAACGCGACGGAGGACAACATAGGCATCCTCGCGCTGGAGGAGGACATTGCTCGTACTGCTCTTGGCATCATGTCAATAGCGGCAGACTGCCCCTTGCACCTAGAGGAAGACCTAGACCCTGAGGCTGCCTTTCCTTTCTGGGAGGAGACTATGGGAACTGGTCGCTACTACCTGTTCGATCACTGGGGCAGCACAAGCGAAGACAATCTGTTGGCTCGCGTGCGCTACATGGCAAAAGCGTTAGACTGCAAGTGGATCATTTTAGATCACTTATCCATCGTGGTGTCAGCACAGGAAAACGGAGATGAGCGCAAGGCCATCGACGCCATTATGACCAAGCTGCGGTCACTGGTGCAGGAGCTAGGCGTAGGGCTGTTTCTCGTGTCACACTTGAGGCGCACTCAGGGCCGTGCACACGAGGACGGTGGGCAGATCAGCCTGAGTGAGCTACGAGGTTCACAGTCCATCGCACAGCTATCGGACATGGTGATAGGGCTTGAGAGAGACCAGCAGAACGACAATGAGCAGGTACGCAATACGACTACAGTGCGTGTGCTCAAGAATCGCTACGCTGGCCTCACAGGAGCCTGCTGCTGGCTGAAGTACGATAAGGTCACAGGCAGGATGACGGAAACAGCAAAACCACAGGAGGTGCCAAATGCCCTCTAGCAGTCCCATCTTTTTAGATGCGGAGACCGATGGCCTGAAGCCTACCAAGGTCTGGGTGGTAGTAACCATGCAGGACGGAGAGCTACAGGATCACTATGACGCAGAGTCCCTAGAGTACGCCCTGAGAGGACATGATGACGTGGTAGGCCATAATCTACTTGGCTACGACATTCCTGTCCTAAAGCGTCTGTGGGACATTGACATCAACAAAGAACGTGTGAAGGACACCTTGGTCATGTCACGCCTAGCGAATCCACAGCTAGACAAAGGGCACTCTCTGAGAGCGTGGGGTGAGAGACTCCAGTTTCCCAAGGGTGACCATAGTGACTGGTCGCAGCTATCGCCAGAGATGGTGAAGTACTGCCGACGTGACGTAGAGGTTACAGCAGCACTCTACAAGAAGCTGGAGTGGGATCTACGTAACTTCAGTGAGCAGTCTGTGGATCTAGAGCATCAGGTGCAGGACATTACACAACAACAAGTGCGCAATGGCTGGCTGCTGGACAACAGGAGAGCTACGGAACTGGTCGCTACACTGCGTGAGAAACTTAACGATCTAGAGGATGCAGTACAGCAGGCTTTTAGACCACTACCGACATTTGTCAAGGAGATACAGCCAAAAGTAAAAAAGGATGGAGCCATCTCTGTCGTAGGTTTGAAGTTCTTGGGAGACTCTTGGGAGACCGTGGGTGGCCCTTTTTCTAGAGTAGACTACCCTGAGTTTAACTTGGGGTCACGGCAGCAGATTGGCAGATACTTACAATACTATGGTTGGAAGCCCTGTAAGTACACTGAGACAGGACAGGCGATGGTTGATGAGAAGGTCTTGGGGGGAATAAAAGACATCCCACAGGCTACACTCATCTCTGAGTACCTGATGGTGCAGAAGCGCATAGCACAGGTGCAGTCTTGGATAGACGCAGTGGACGACGATACAGGCCGTGTGCATGGCAAGGTCAACACCAATGGTGCAGTGACTGGCAGAATGACACACGCTAAACCTAACCTAGCGCAGGTTCCTGCATCCAGAGCGCCCTACGGTGAAGACTGTAGACGCTGCTGGACAGTGCCTGACGGTTATAAACTCGTGGGTTTTGACGCCAGTGGATTAGAGCTACGCATGTTGGCCCACTACATGGACGACGAGGATTATACAAATGAAGTCATTGGAGGTGACATACACACAGCTAACCAGCACCTTGCGGGGCTTGAATCAAGAGATCAAGCAAAAACTTTCATCTACGCCCTTCTCTACGGAGCAGGAGATGCGAAACTTGGTACGGTGGCGGGAGGAGGCGCAGGTGCTGGTAGACTGCTTAGAGAACGATTTATGCGTAATCTCCCAGCATATGCAGATCTTAAATCAAGAGTTGCTCAAGAGGCAGCACAGGGTTGGATCAATGGACTAGACGGTAGGAGACTATGGATACGATCAGAGCACGCAGCACTGAACACACTGTTGCAGAGCGCAGGAGCACTGGTGATGAAACAGGGGTTGATTATCTTGGATAAGTATGCTAAACTATGGGGGATGGACTACAAAATTGTAGGTAACATTCACGACGAGGTACAGTCAGAGGTTAAGGAATCTCAGGCTGAGAAGTTCGGGAGGCTAGCAGTCTCGTGTCTAGAAGCAGCGGGAATACATTTTAACTTGAACTGCAAACTTGCAGGGGAGTATCAAATTGGCACAAGCTGGGCAGAAACGCACTAAGACTGTCTCTACAGTTGTGGACGACATCTACGAGCTTATGACAACCAAAGCCGCCGATGAGTCAGTAGACATTGAGGCTGAGATTGATAAGTTCGGAGAAGCAGTCAAGAGTCTCATGCGTACTGAGTTTTCTCCTGAGACACCACGTGATGGGCGTAAGCTACGTCTGTCTAACATAGGTAGAGATGATAGATACCTATGGCATCATTACAACGACACAGGCGCTGGGGAGGAGATCCAAGGGCACACGTATGTGAAGTTCATGTACGGACACCTGATTGAGGAAATGCTCTTGTTCCTGTGCCGCATGGCAGGACACACGATCACCGATGAGCAGAAGGTCTGTAAGGTAGAGGGTATCACTGGGCACATGGACTGCAAGATTGATGGCATAGTGACGGACGTTAAGTCTGCAAGTCCCTACGGCTTCAAGAAGTTCAAGAATGCTACGTTGGCCTACGATGATCCGTTTGGGTACGTCGATCAGATCAAGGCATACGCACATTCAGAAGGCGAGACCAAGTTCGGCTGGTTGGCTATGGACAAGTCTAATGGTCATCTGGCGTACCTACAGTACGATCTAGAGGACACAGGAGCACCAGTATACAAGGCTATCAAGGGAGACATAGCAGAAAGGATACGCCATGTAAAAAAGCTCGTAGAGGCAGAGGAACTACCCCCAGTATGCGCAGAGCCACTAGCGGACGGAAAAAGTGGAAATATGCGATTACCAGTAAACTGTTCCTACTGTCATTTCAAGCACTCATGCTATCCCGCTCTGCGTACTTTTTTGTACTCGACAGGGCCAAGGTTTCTAACGGAGGTGGTAAATGAGCCTAAAGTCCAAGAGATCACGTAAGCAGAGCATCTATAGGTCTGGGCTAGAGAAGAAATTTGCAGAGCTAGCGCCTAGACGCAGGTATCTGTACGAGCCATATGATGTGCCATACGTGATGCACAGGACATACAAGCCTGACTTTGTAGACAAGAAGACAGGCGATTACATAGAGACCAAGGGGTTTTTCAGGGCAGGAGACACACAAAAATACACTTCGATACGGGACAGTATAGACCCTATCAAGCTGATATTTGTACTGTCAGATCCTAACAAGAAAGTACGCAAGGGAGCGAAGATAACAATGGGACAATGGTGTGATAAGGAAGGTTTTGAGTTTTACACAGTTGATGAGTACATGAATCATGTCACTAACAATGGATGAGATCAAAGAACGCATACTAGTGCGATACGACGCCGATGATCTTGTGGAGGCTCTAGACATATCCTCCGAAGAACTGTTGGACAGGTTTGAGGATAAATTTATCAACAGGCTACACAGGTTTGAAGAAGACATAGAGGACGATACGAAAGATGAAGAACAAGAGCATTGATGATGCAACACCAGAAGAATGGAATGCACTTAGAAAAAAAGCTGCTACACCTGTGGCTGATACATGGAATCATATCTACAATGATGATGCAGCACCAGAAGAATCGAACAAAGTGAGTAAGAGCAAGAAAAGAGACTTGGCTTGGCTAGATGAGTCTGATGACGCAGCTAATGTCCACCCTGTGTTCGGCGAAAATATACCTGATAACAGCACAAAGTTCGATAGTGTCCACAAGCCAGAGCACTACAACAACGGAGGTATGGAGTGTATAGACGCCATCAAGGGCATGCTTACGCCCGACGAGTACATTGGATACCTACGTGGTAATTCACTGAAGTACCTGTGGCGTTTTAGATACAAGAACAAGCCCATAGAAGACCTACGCAAAGCCCGTTGGTACGAAGAACGATTGATTAGTTACATGCTGGAGTACCCTAGTGACAAGTAAGGCAGGTGTACAGGACTACTTAGGTATCCAGATTGACTACGACAGGGAGCAAGATCTTAGTGC